AAGCTAACGCCAGATTGCATATTGATAGCGTAAGAGAGGGGTATTCTAAAGAGGAATTGGAGATCATGTTTGATGATATGTTCATCGACAATGACAACGATGACAGACTTTGGATACACGCTCACTTCGGATCTAATGATATCGATGGTATCTTTTCAAAACTCAGGTACATGATTGTAGGCTGCGAGTGTAGGTGGGTGGTTCTAGATCACTTACATATGATGGTGTCTGCAACATTGGAGGGGGATGAGAGAAGGTCTATTGATTCCATAATGACTAGACTTAGATCGCTTGTTGAAGAGACAGGAGCTGGACTGATACTTGTCTCACACCTAAGAAGGATTGACGGTAACAAAGGACATGAACAGGGGGTAGCTACAGACCTAAGCCATCTTCGAGGCTCAAGTTCTATAAGCCAGATCAGTGATTGTGTTATTACTCTTGAGCGAGATAGTCAGTCTGATGATCCAGTGAAGGCATCTACCACTAGGGTAAGAGTATTGAAGTCAAGATATACAGGTGATGTAGGAGTAGCGACACACTTGTACTATGACAAAGATACAGGAAGACTCAGTGAAGTAGCTGACCCTGATTCTAAACCAGGAATAAGTGAGGATTATGAAACTACTTTTTGACATTGAAACGGATGGCCTAGAGTCCTCTGTCATCTGGTGCTTAGTCGCACAGGAGATTGATACAGGAGAGACATGGGCGTATGGCCCTGATGAAATTGAAGAGGGCGTTAAGCTTTTGAATAACGCTAACCAACTATCAGGTCATAACATCATAGGGTTTGACATACCAGTTCTAGAAGAGTTGACTTCTTTTAAACTTGGTAATCAAAAGATAATAGATACTCTAGTTTTATCTAGACTTTTTAATCCAGTTAGAGAAGGAGGGCATAGCCTTGCAGTGTGGGGTGCTAAGTTAGGACTACCTAAAATTGAATTTGAACAGTTCGATCATTACTCTGAAGAGATGATGGAGTATTGTAAGAGAGATGTCGGAGTCAATGTTAAGGTATATAAATCTTTGAGACAGGAAAGCGCAGGGTTCTCCCCTGAATCTATTGAGCTCGAATCAGGAGTGGCTAGTATCTTAAAGTCACAAGAGAAACATGGCTTTTACTTTGACGAGTTCAAGGCTGACATGCTTCTTGCTCTAATGCGTGAGAAGATGAAGGAGGCTGAAGATCAGGTCGCCAAAGTATTCAAACCTAAAGTAGACAAACGCTTGATCTACCGCAAAGAAACTAAGTCAGGTGCTATATCTAAGACAGGGACTTGGGATAATCCTAGTGGCAAGGGCGTGAGGCTTTCATCAGACGAGCATCATTTCCTTTCACAAGGCGGTAACTTTAAAACTTCTAGAACTACTGTAGTAGACTTTAACATAGGATCTAGAAAGCAGATTGGCGAATATCTTTTAGAGTTTGGATGGAAGCCAAAAGAGTTTACTGTTAACGGAAGACCAGTAGTTAATGAGAAAACTCTATCGGAGATAACAGATATTCCTGAAGCTGAATTGATTAAAGATTATCTGATGTATCAAAAGCGGGAAGCTCAGGTTAAATCCTGGATAGATGCTGTAAAAGAAGACGGAAGAGTTCATGGCTTTGTCATACCTAACGGTACTATTACGGGGCGTATGACTCACCGTGAACCTAACATGGCCCAAGTACCTAACTCATCTTCTCCCTACGGTGTTGAGTGTAGAGAGTGTTGGACTGTACCCAAGGGCTACAACTTGGTAGGCATAGACGCTTCTGGATTGGAGTTGCGTATGCTTGCTTCAATGATGAACGATGAGGACTATATAAATGAAATCATTAACGGAGATATCCACACCCATAATCAAAGAATTGCAGGACTTCAATCAAGAAATACGGCAAAGGTATTCATCTATGCGCTATGTTACGGAGCCGGGAACAATCGATTATCAGAAATTATTGGAGGAAGTGCAGAAGACGCAGGACGGATTAGAAAACATTTCCTACATAATCTACCATCATTTAGATCTCTTAAAGATGAAGTTGCAAGAACATCAGCAAAAGGATACCTGAAAGGATTAGACGGTAGAAAGCTTTATGTCAGGTCAGAACATTCAGCATTGAACACTCTACTACAAGGGGCAGGATCTATAGTCATGAAGAAAGCTCTTTTGATATTCAATGAGTACATCGAAGATATGGACGCGCACTTTGTCTGTAATGTACACGATGAATGGCAGGTAGAATCTAGAGAAGACATTGCTGAAGAAGTAGGTATGCTGGGTGTTAAGGCAATTAAAGAAGCTGGCGAACACTTTAAACTTTC